GAGTTTAAACCGTGAAAAATGAGGAGGTAGAGTCTTCAGTTTTCTTTGTTTTAATACGTCAATAGGATTAAGGTCGAACATAGTGCGAATATTTATAAACGGTGATTATTCTTCGACGGATTCTTGGCTAAATTTACGAGCTAGAGCTTTGTTGTAACCCATTTTCTTAATATCGCCAGAAAATAGATAAAGTTGGAATGCAGCTTTTTCTTTTAACACAGTTATAGACTTTTTAGTAATGTAGTACGGACCATCGATATTGCTGTCTAACCACAGCAGAATCTGTGCTGTGATAGCAAAATCTTTAGGAAATTCTACTCGGTATGTTTTTATTTTAGCTTCTTGTTCTATGAATTGCAAGGCAGGTTCTGTCAATCTTAGCCCACCGGTGTCTTTGTCGCGAACATTCCACCACCATGTACTGCGAAATTGTTTTAGGGTATTCTGGTCAGCTTGTTGATCAGCTGCTTGGAGGAATACCTTAGTATAGGTATCCTTGAGGTCCATCTATTCTACCTTCTCACCTTGGGTGAGCTTAAACACTTCAAAGTCTTTGGTCTTAAATAGTCTGTTGAGTTTTTTTGCGAGATTGATAGCATGACCTGGATTTGAAAACGATACTTTTTTATATTTAGGTCCAGGATAGCTAGCAACCAAACTACCACTCTTTAGATTAAAGGGCTGTCCTTTGTAGAATACTGCCCAAATGGCCTCACTGTCAAGGATCTGTTCGATCTTGAAGTTTTCTTTGTTAGCATATTCTAACAGTATTCGGGGTTTTGGTCTACTCATTATATACGTGTTTCCTAATTAACCACGTATATATTTATGCCTTTTAGAAGCCTCCGCCGTCAAACTTAACGTCGATTTTGGTAGTAGATTCGCGTATCTGCGCCAGCATTTCATGTATTTCCTGCACTGTACGGCCTAATTTGCTGGTCATAACAGCTAATTCAGCAGTTAGGTCTCTGGCTTCTTGTATAGATATGCGAATATCCTTTTGTTGACTCTTTTCAGCAGCAGTTACTCGTTGGATCAACCGTTCAACTGTAGGAAGATTAGTGGGAAGATTATTTTGAGACATTTGATAATACCTGTTTCATTTCTAATTCTGTTTTGAAAGGTCCTTTATATTCATATCTTTGTAGAGTAATCAACTTAGGACAGAATGACTTAACCCAGCCTTTTTCAAAACGTATGACGTAGTAACCTGCGCAGTAAAGACTCTTCGAGTCACCGCTCTTAGTAAACAATGGTAATTTGCGCTGAATGTCAAACATGGCATTATGTGGAGCCACACTAGTAGCATAGCCGTGAACTTCATTAGGTTGTGCATCGTGTGCTTCTTTTACAATCTTAGCTACAAAGAAATCTTTGCCGAATTGTTTGGTTAGGCTTTCTTTGGTATCATAGATTTTGATGCCTTCCTCATTGCTGAGAACAAATCTATTATCTTCGTTCTTTCTCAGGGTGGCAAATTTCTCACCATCTTTTTCTACGATCCAAAATTTATTTTCTATGATCGGTTTTGCGTGTAAGTCTGTCATAATGTGTACCTCGCGTTTAACGGTTCTGCATAACTCTGTGCTTGATCTGCTATCTTTTTAAGATCATATAGGTTACAGAATTTAATTAATCTAATTCCCACCTGACTGATATTTTTATCAGCCTGTGTGGCTGTGTTTATAGTTTCTTTAATGATTTGTTTGATATTGTCTGGCTGATGATTTAAATCGATCAATCTGCGATTACGTTCATAGTCTTCAAGTACTCGATGTTCTACGCCGTTGTGATCAGACCATCTCTGTAGCATGAGATTGTTCCAGTTATATCCTTTGCTTTTACGATCTTCAAACGCTTCAGTAAGACCCACCTTTTTGCTTGTGCCTTTGGTACGTACACCCGGGTATGCTGAAAACACATTGTCTGATGTGTCACCACGCATACATTTTTCAAACAATTGCCATTCTGGATTAGGTGCTGCTTTAGCTTCTCCGGTCTTTTTATCAATTATAGGTTTACCTTTGTCGTCGAAATAACCTTCGTGTGTTATTGTAGTTTCCATAACACCGTTATATTGTCTAACGTTTGGCGCAATTAATTGTGCAAAATCTGTATCAGTTGAAATAATCACATGATTGTCTTGCGGATGGCTCTGTATCCAACCTGCAATTAGATCGTCTGCTTCTAGTTGCGGATTTTGCAGTACAGTACAATTGGTCTTTTCTGTGACGAATTCTTTAAAAGTATCAAAGGCTTCCCAAAATACACGTTCTTCATCTGCTTCTCGTTCTGTGTGTGCTGCACGAGCTTCTGCACGCTGTGCCTTATACGGAGCATAGAAGTCTTTGCGCCACGAACGACCTTCTAGGCAAAATATAACATGGGTACCGTTAAACTGTTGCCATGCTTTGCGAATGCTGTTTAACGTGATATGAAAGGCCATGCCTAATTTAATATCAGCATCGCCGTTGATTACGTGCCTAGCACGAAAGAATGTGTTAGCAGTATCTACTAGAATATATGTCATTGATTCTTTCTTTTAACTTCGTTAATGTCAATTACACCTGTATTGATTGGACCACCATAATCACCATCTACCACAACATTGGCACAGAGTTCACGGAACCAACGATCGACGATTTCTTCATCTTTGTCTCCATCCGCACCATACCCCTCTTGTCTTAATTTTAACACAAAATATTCATTCCAGTCAAGTTCAAAAAAACCATTGCGAACATTATCTTTGTTGACATGAGTATTAAGTACACCTACCCAAGGTTCTTTTTTACGAGTAGCACGATCTTTTTCATTCAATTTACTAAGTTCTGATGTTTCTTGAGCTCGTACTGTTTCGGCTACTGCTTTGTCTCTAGCTTCTTGTAACGCTTCTTTTTCTTGTTTAAGTTTTTCAATACCAAATACTTTTTCAATAAATTTTTTCATTATGTTCCCCACGCATTTTTAAACAACGGTACCTGCAATCTATCACTGTAACGTAGGCCCATCTTCATTGCTAATTCTGCTACACGTCTATTGTTTAGAGTATATACAGTTTCAACGCCACCCACAGGCATCAAATAAACATGTCCTTCGAAACCTTCTGCTCTATATATGTCAACTGCTTCTAATGCTTCTTCAGCATCGTCTTCTGTAGCAACAACAAATTTGAGATAGGTATGCCCAACTTCTTGATAGGAACATACAATATCTGGACGTATGGCTTCATCTGGATGCTCGCCTGAACAACTTAATTTTGCACTTACACTAAAAGTAATTTCTCGATTAAAATTCAAGTTAGGCATTTGCCATTGTAATAATAAATATTCTTTAAAATCATCTGTAAGAGGTTGAGTACCGTTAGTTTCGAAAGTGATCTCTTTTAGTCCTGCCATCTTAGGATGTTCCAGCAAGTCTGGATAAGAACGTTGCCAACCTAATAAAGGTTCTCCGCCTGTGATAACTAGATGTTCGTCTCGCCATTCTTTATACGGAAGAATGTCAACAATCTTGTTAGCAAGTTCTTCAGAACTAAAAGCGGGACTAAGATGCTTAAAGCGAGGATCCCAACTAGCGTAGCTATCACACCCTGTGCTAACGAGAGGTAATCGTCCATATTCAGTGTAATTGTCTGGATTAATTTTGAGATATTCTTCACTGAGTTCTCCTTTGGGCATACCAAAGCCTGCACATTTGAAATTACATCCAAATGTACGTAAGAACACGCTAGGTACACCCATATAGCGTCCTTCGCCTTGTATGCTATAAAATAGCTCTGCAATTTTTATTTTACTCATAATATATTATACACTCTTTTCTATCTTTTTGTCAACCTTTTTGCTCAATGACCAAGATCCATTTTTATTGTTTTTCCAAACGATAACATCGCCCGGTTTCCATCCTACCGCTTCCAATATCTCTTCGGTAAAAGGCAAAACCAGTTCTTTGGTCTCGGGATCTTCTTGTAGGGTTATAGTCCAATGGTTCATACTGATATAGTCTTTCTGTCTTGTATTTGTCTTTCACGAAATTCTTCCATGCGTAATCTTCGACATTCATTTTTTACTTCTTGCGGATAATCTGGACTGATTTCTGCTATGCTACAGTCATAGACCACAGTTCTATCATTCCAATTGGCATTAGCTAATACCACTATGGCCATTAGCAAAACCACGGCGATGATTAATTTATCTTTCATATAATGCTGTCGCTTATAAGTAATCTGCACATAAGTGCGTCTTTTTCATTTTTAAAATCAAAATGCATACATTCTGCACTGACCTCTGTTACATAACGTCCTCCGGGTAAACCAAAATGTTCAATGACTTGAGCACAGGTTTCATTCCACCAGGTGTTATTTTGATTTTTCCATGGAACCGTTATTCTTGCCATTTACGATAGTTACCCTTTTCTGGTATCACATGTCGAACACCGCCAGTGGGATCTTCCATATCGCCCTTGCGTCTTGGTATTAAATGAACGTGCGGATATGGTACAGTTTGTCCTGCAGCCTCCCCCCAATTTAATCCAATATTAAATCCATCCCATTCACCCGACTTCACCTTTTGTTTGCCCACTTTAAGTGCATCGGCGAAGCAGTCTTCAATAACTCCGTCTGCGGCATACTGTGGTACAAACAAAAGATGACCTTCTGTAACAGGATACTTGTCTGCATAAATGACCACATGAAAATCTTCTAGAATAGGATCCTTCCATGGTGCTTGCCCGTCCGCTTGTGCGTCAGCTAGCGTATATTTCAAATTCATCTCTGATACTCCTTGTACTCTCTAGGCAATTGATCTTCTTTAATCACAAATTCTAGTCCAGCCATAGAACCGACATAGGCATTGTTCATATATGTCATTCGCAATTTTACAGTATTAAGAGCTACTTCTAAAAATGCCTTAGGTTTGTGATTTAATATATGTGCCTCTACGTCTCGACCTTTGTCTGTGCAATGAATCATTATCTTACTCATTTTGTCCACCAATCTTCATAAGGAAAATCTATCCATACATCATTTTCAGC